TTTGCTACTGAGCGAATGATGGAGAAGATAATCATTCCAAGAAGAGAACAAATCCTTGAAATTCTAAGTCCAATATTTGCAGAATTAGAATGTGAAGATGTAAGGTTTAAAGAAGTGAAAGAAAAGCCTACTCATATAATGCCTGATGGAAGCGTAATGGATGGGGAAGTTCATACAGAGGTAGTTGAAGAAGAATTAACTGTTAATGATTCTGTAAAGAATTTGACAGGCAGACAGATGCAAGGGATTGAAAGAATAGTGCGAAAGTATGGAAAAGGGGAACTGACAGAACCACAAGCTAAATTGATGCTTCAAAGTGGTTACGGATTTAGCGAAAGCGAAGCAAATATTTGGTTACAAATTGAGGAACAAGTTCAAGAAAACCTTTCTAAAATAGAATTATCTTACAACGATTATCCGAAGTCAGCAAGTAACAATGCACAAAGAGCATTGGATTGGGCAGAGAAAAACGGATGGGGAAGTTGTGGAGAAGCAACAGGAAAGAACAGAGCAAACCAATTAGCTAAAGGCGAAAATATTTCAAGAGATACCATTGCAAGAATGGCTTCTTTTAAAAGACACCAACAACATAAAGACGTTCCTTACTCAGAAGGTTGTGGAGGTTTAATGTGGGATGCTTGGGGAGGTACTTCGGGAGTTGAATGGGCGATTAATAAACTCAAAGAAATAGACAAAGAAAAGTTAAAAAAAAAGGACTTTGACGATGAGCAAATGCTTGAAGCATTAGCAGGAGAAAAGATAGACTTCCAAGAGTGGGAATTAGTTGATGTAAGAGAGGCAAACGGAGAAAGTATAGAAGATTGGGCAAACAGTTTGATAAAGCCTAAGAAGTCATCTATTGAGCGTTTAGCAGACTTTATTAAGTCAGCACCAAATAAGGAAAGCGTTCTTGACAAAGATTATTACAAAGTTCGTTACACATATCAAGAAAAATATTCTTCAAACAATAGCAGACAATTCTGCAAAACAATGATGGGTAGAACAGGAAACGGTGTTGTTTATCGCAAAGAAGATATAGATAAGGCTTCTGAAGATGGTGTAAACAATCAGTTTGGTCATAATGGTCAAAACTATTCTTTATTCAGATACAAAGGCGGAGTTCAATGCGGTCATTTTTGGCAAGAAGAACTTTATAGGTTCAAAAGTAAAACTGAAAAATACCTTTCAAGAGGGAAAGAAGTTGACAATATTCCAAGTAAATACAAACCAAAAAGAACATCTGCTCAAAGAGATGCAAAGAAAGCACCAAGAGATATGAAAGATGGAGGAGCATATCCTAAATAAATTTTATAAAATGGCAGTAACAATACCTTTATTAATTGGATTAGATGACCTAAAGTTTTATTTGGGCATTACAGAAAACTTTGATTCAAGATTGCTTGAACCTTTGGTAATTCAATCCACAGACCTTGCAGCGCAGAATGTACTCGGAACTGCTTTAATGATAAAGCTGAGAAACGATTACAATTCAAACACCTTGACAGGTTTGTACCAAGAGTTGTACGATAGCGATAAGGCTTCAGTAATGAAGATGATTATTTGGCAAACGTATGTTATGGCTTTGCCGAGAATGCTATACAAGATAGGAGCAGAAACTATTTCCATCGGAGATACAGACGAAGTAACTTCAATAGGTTCTGACGAGTTGGGAAATATGCAAAGGCAAGCAACTGCAAGTAAAGTATTTTACGAGAATCAAGTTAAGAATTACTTGACTCAAAACTTTGGAAACATTCCTGAATTAGCAGTTAATACACCTGAATATATCAGAAGCAACAGAACTGAAAGCTATTCTTCACAAGGAACAACTTATTCAATTAACAAAAGATACGAACTATAATGGCAGCAACTAATATAACCTTTGACGATAAAATTTTAGGGCAAGCAAATGCTTTACCTGAAAACAAGAAATTGACATTTACCAATGCGAATGAAATTAAATCGGTTGTAAATAATAACGCAACAGAATTGACATCAACGCAAGCGGATGTTGCCACAAATACAAGCGGAATAGCGACAAACGTAACAAACATTGCAACTAACGCAGCGGATATTGCTACGAATGTTACAAATATCGCTACCAACACAAGCGGAGTTGCTGCTAACCTTGCAAGCATTGGAACGAACACAACCAACATTGCAACCAATACTTCAGGCATTGCTACAAATGTTTCTAACATTGCTGTTAACACTTCGGCATTAGCAGGTAAGGCAGATTTAACAGGTGCAACATTTACAGGGTCTGTTACTTCGCCTGACTTCATAGGGGATTTGAATGGAGCAATTAGGTTTGAAGCAAAAAATGCAAGTGGTTCAACTTTATTAAAAGGCAAGGTTGTAGCAATTTCAGGAGTTAGTGGTAATGAAACTTTGGTTGATTTAGCAGATGCTGACGATGTAGCGGTAAGACCTGCTTTCGGATTAGTTTTCGCAGATGCAAATAACAACGCAGCTTGTGAGGTTGTAACCTTTGGGAATCTTTCAGGGTTAAATACTTCAGCATTTACTGAAGGCGATACTTTATATGTTAGTACTGTTGCAGGAGAGTTGGTAAATGTAGCACCAACAGGAGAAGCAGCAGATATCCAAAACATTGGCAGAGTTATTAGAAGTCACGCAAGTGCAGGAATTATAAAAGTAGGAGGAGCAGGTAGAGCAAACGCAACACCTAACTTAGATTCTGCAAAGATATTTTTAGGAAATGCATCTAATCAATCGGTTTCTGTTGCAATGAGTGGAGATGTAACCATTGATAATACAGGAGCAACCACAGTTGGAACGATTAATTCAATTCCTGTTGCAACAGTTACTTCAGATATAGCTACAAATGCAAGTAATATTGAAACGAATGTTATTGCGATTTCTACCAATGTAACAAATATTGGAACTAACACAAGCGGAGTTTCTACAAATGCAGGAAATATCTCAACAAACACTTCCAACATTGCTACAAATACAAGTAATATTGCAACGAATGTTACGGCAATTAGTAATAGAATTGAAAAGAACATAGGAACAACATATACAACAAATGCATTAACAACGTTAACACAGGCTGAGTATGATGCAATTGATACACCTGATGCAACAACAATTTATTTTATAATATAATATGAAGTTAGCAGCAAACGATGTAAGTGCAGTAAAGATTGGTTCAACCGACGTGAACAAGGTTTATCTTGGTAGCAACTTAGTTTGGGAAAAAGCAGGTTTATTGTTAGATGATTATCCAAATGCATCGGTTGCTTATTCTTTACGTAAGTTAAGAACAGCATATACAGGTTCAGCAATTAAGGTAAGACGAAGTTCAGACAATACAGAACAAGATATTGGATTTGTAGGTAATGAATTAGATACTTCATCTTTACTTTCTTTTGTAGGTGCAGGAGATGGATTTGTAAGCAAGTGGTATGACCAAAGTGGAGCAGGAAATGATGCATTACAGTCAACTGCTTCAAATCAACCTCTAATTGTAAGTAGTGGGTCAGTTATATTAAACGAAGGGAATACATCTATTTCTTTTGATGGAGTTGATGACTCGCTTGTTTTTACTCAGATAACACTAATAAGTGTATTTGCGTTAGAGGATGTTCTTGTATCTGTTGGTAGAGGGTTTCTAACAAATACAAGCAATAGTAATGTTATTGGTTATGGTGCTACCTCAAGCGTTAGGCGTATTAGGGTAAACAATATTAATTATGAATTTAGTGGATTACTTGGTGGTAATACGGTTAATTCCGTTATAAATACTGGCGGCAATGTAAGTTACTACACAAACTCTTTAGCATCTTCAGATAACCCAAGAGCAATACCTTCAGCTATGAATTTTAATTCTCTAATGAATAGGCAAGGTAGTCTTCCCATTTCGGGATTTTTGAACGAAATAATACTTTACCCATCTGACCAATCATCAAACAGAGTAGCAATTGAAAATAACATTAATACCCATTACACAATTTACTAATGTATTATAAAGGAACACAAGCAGAGTGCGATGCTTACAACGCATTTGTAACGTCAGGACAGAATTATAGCGGAACGACTACTCAATGGGCAGATCCTTACGAAGTAGATGGATTTTGGTACATTATTAAAAATAGTAATTACCTTTCAGAAATGGAAGAGGTAGAAGCTATGCCGATAGTCAACGAAGAACTATAATACAGATGGAGCAGTTTTTAGATTTAGTAAACAAGCACGGATTTAGCACAGTAATAATTGCAGCATTGGCATTTGGGATTGCGTTGAATTACAAGAAAATCACAGGGTGGATTGTAGCGACAATTCAGGCAGCAGCCATTGTTAGAAATCACGAAACAACCATTCAAGAATTGAAGGAAGAGATTGCAGTCTTACGAGCAAAGTTGGAAGAGTATAACGACATTCTTATCAAGCAAAGCCAAACCATCGCAAGGCTTGAGGAACGAATTGTATTGACTGCTAAGAAAAGAGTATCTAAAAGAAAGGCAAATGAAGATTAAGGAATACTTTGACATCAAAGAATTAGTTGATGAAAATGTCTACAATCGTTACGGAGAAGGCGCTTGGAAGTTCTTTGATGATAAATTACTTGAATGCTTAGTTATAATTAGGGAGCATTTCGGCAATCCAATTACAATAAACAATTGGGCATTTGGAAGTAGATTTAGCCAAAGAGGTTTGCGGCATAATCAAAGTCCGATGGTACGCAATAAAAAAAGCATCTATTTAAGCGCACATATGATGGGTAAGGCATTTGATTTTAATATTGAAGGTGTAACACCAAATGAGGTCAGAGAATGGATTAGAACGCATCCTGAGAAGTTTCCTTGCAAGGTAAGACTTGAACGTAATTTAAAAGGTAGTCCGATTAATTGGGTTCACTTAGATGTTTACCAAGATGCGAAGAATCCAAAGGTTTATTTATTTGATGTATAATGGAAAAGAAATTTAAAGACACAAAACTTGGAAAATTTTTGGCAACTACTGCTCCTAATATACTTGACATCGCAGGTGATTTACTACCTGACGCAGGGGTTTTGGGAATTGTTAAAAACCTTATTGAGAAAGATGAAAAGATTAGTCCTGAAGATAAAAAAGTTGCTTTAGCAAAAACCAAAGAAATGTATGACCTTGAAATAAAGGACAGAGATTCTGCAAGGAACAGAGAGGTTGAGGTTAAAAAAACAGGCAGTAAAGATATAATGATGATGCTGACAGGCATAGTTGGATTGGTTTCTTTCCTATTTATCATCTATGCGGTAGTCTACGAAGAAGGGGTTTTGCATAATGAACTGTTCGTGCATTTAATGGGAATGGTTGAAGGAGTTGTGATCTCAAACATCTTTGCATACTATTACGGTTCTTCAGCAGAAAAATAAATTTGCTATTTTAAAATATTAGGATTAGCTTTGTGGCTTCTTGTTTATAATTTATTATTTTTTTAGGAAAACCCTTGCAACCTTGTGAGGGTTTTTTTATGCGTAATTTTTTATATCCATTTATTATTTGTATATTTGTCCAAAATATAAGTTATGAGAATAAAAGATTTACAAGAAGGGGTTAACATTCACAAAGATTGTAACCTACCAAACTACGATGACAGTCATACAGTTGTATGGGAGTTAAATAGAAATGTTCTAAGCAATTGGATAACCAAGATGCGATTTACAGGCGAAGAACAATGTCACTTTAGTAGAACTATCAATGACCAACAAAAGGTTGTAGTGGACTCTATTGAACAATCAAGAAACAATTTTATAAACGGCAAGGCAGAAATGTTGAGCAGTTGGAATACTAATCATTAATAAATAAACAAGATGGATCGAGAAAAATTAATTGAATTGTACAAGCACTACGAATTAACAAGTAGTGACATTTTTAAACATCAACACTTCACAATTATCACAAGAAGTGGAATTGATAAAATCCAAGCGAAGGAACAAATATTTGTAGACTACGAAGTGATAAATTGCGAGAAGAACTTTGCAGTAATAAAAGCCAACGCAATTAAAGAAGGTGCAAAGATTCAAACCTTTGGTTCTGCATTGAAAGGCGATAACTTTAAAGATGGCAATACCAATAGTTGGTATGTTATGGAGATGGCAGAAAAGAGAGCAATGAGCAGAGCAATATTAAAGCTGACAGGCTTTTATGAGTTAGGAGTATTTGGCGAAGATGAAAGCGAAGATTTTAAACGCAAGTAAGATGGCAAAAGAATATTACATCAGGTTTAGCGAGGAGGAGTATATGGATATTCCTCCTGCTTTCCGTTCAAGGGCAACATTCGTAGATAATGATTACGATACCTATAAGGATGACGAAAGGTTTAAAGCACTTTACAAGGATTATAAGAAGGCAAAGAAAGCGTTGGAAGATTATAAATTTGATTTGAGAAATAAATGAAAATATCAAGGGAAAGATTAAATAAATGTTCAATAAATGGCAATAAATTTGAAGAATTATTTAAGCACAAAATTATTTTAAATGGTTTTTCTTTTAAAGAATCAACAAAAGAAGATGATTGGTATAAACACATAGATTGTTATGTTAATGGATATGGTGTTGATGTAAAAGGGAATAGACATTTAGAAACTATATGGTTAGAATATTCTAATGTAAACGGAAATAATGGATGGTTAAGGGGAGAAGCTAAATATATAGCTATGCACATAGCCGAAATTGATTGTTTTTCAATATACAATAGAATAGATTTACTTGAATTTGTAAAATCAAATGTAAAAGAAACAACCACAAACAAAAATGATTACTTAAAATTTTACACAAGAGAGATTTGGGGTAAGAAAGATTTAATAACTAAGGTTAGATATACAGACATAAAGCATTTAGAGTTAAAAAGATTATAAATTTGATTTAAGAAATGGATGAAATCTTAGCAGAAATCTACGAAATAGTTGAAGCCTATCAAAGCGGTCAATATAAAGACCTGTATGAAGGTCATAGAAAGTTGGCTTGTAATATGCTATTTTTAGCAAGGGAGCAGGTAGAATGCAATCAAAGGCACAATGCAGCCTATTACAATAGCAAAGAAAAAACAAACGCAGGAAAAGAACGTGAAGCTGATAAGTTAGTTCCTGAACTTTACCTGTGCCGCAAGATAATGGATGCAGCAAAAGGAGTATCTATTGCTATGTCATTAGAATTAAAAATGAATTGATAGTTGTATTTCCAAAAGTATTTGTATATTTGAAAAAAATATAAAGTTATGAACGGAAAAGAATTGAACAAACTAAGATTAAAAGCTGAAATAATGCTTGACAAAGCCAACGAACTTATAAGGTTTTGCGATATGGTAGAAAGTAGGAAATCATCATTGCGAAAATGCGCTGACGTATTTAACGAAAAAAGCATTAATAGATACCGTCACGCAATTAACGTGAAGCAAGTTTTGATTGAATCACTAAAAAACGATTTGCAATGTATAAACTAAGCAGCGAGTATTACAGAATCCTTAAAAGCATAAATTACTCAGTAAGGGCTTCACAGATTGATTCAATTTTAAATTGGATTGACTTAGCAGAAAAAAGTAATGAAAGATTCCAAGCAAAGGAATTAAAAAAATTAGCATATAGTAAATTAATAATTTTAACTAACACATTTTAAAGATGGAAGATGTTTTGACAATTACAGATGAAGTTGCAACTGCTGAAATATTAGATCAAAGTGGTGACCTTTTAAAATGCACTTTTCAAAATGATGACGGAGTTGAGATTGACACAAAAGAAATTGATTTTATAGAATTAAGCTATGACAATTTAGAGTCTTTGATGGATTTAATTATTGAAGCAAAAGAATATTATCAAAACAATTTAATTTAACTAACACATTTTAAAAGATGGAAATCAAAGGAAGAATTACCAAGAAATTGGCAGTAGAATCAGGAATAAGCAAGGCAGGTAAGTCTTGGCAAAAGCAATCATTCGTAGTGGATACAGGTGCAGAATACAATCCTGAAGTATGTTTTCAAGCATTTGGAGACAAGGCAGAAATGCTTAACAATTTTGAAGAAGGTCAAGAAGTATCTGTTGCTTTTAACGTATCAAGCAGGGAATACAACGGAAAGTATTACCACAACATTGATGCTTGGAAGATAGAACCTTTAATTGCTGAACCACCTTCACAGGGCGAAAGTTTACAAACAGCAGATTTAGGAAGTAGTAACGATGATGGATTACCTTTTTAAGTTATGGAAAGAAAAGAAGAACTAAACTACGTTATAAACTCAGTTATTCTTTCTCACGCTTTATCTGACTGCTTAAGCATAATGATAGAGCGTGGGTATTTCTTTCAAGACGTCAAGAGAGCAGCGAAGAGATATGAAGGTTTGATTGAGAAAAACAACAACCGAATCTTTGCTAATGTTGATGACGAACGAATGAAGATGATTACGAAAGAGATTGATCAGCATACCGAGATATTTAACGCTTTGAACAAACTAAGTTTCAAGCAAAAAGAAGAACTTTTAAAATCATTAAAATGATAGTTACATTTCAGAGCAAGATGAATGATGACAACTACCTTATTGAAGAGGTTGAAAAGGAATACTTCACGCAATACAAATTTGAGGAGGTCATTCACGAATTAAACCACGTTCACAAATATGAAGAGGACACAGGTACAAAGATGCCATTTAAGCAATGCAGTATCTGCCACGAGAATAAAACTTTGCCTGAGTTCTTTAAGTATTCTCAACCAACAAAGACTAAAATCTGCAAACTTTGTTTTCGGAAAGCAAGTTATGGAATAGATTAATTTAGTATCTTTGTTGAATAGTTACGGTCGAAACATAGGTAACTTAAAGGAATTTTAATAGACCCTTATAATGAAAGCAGCTTCGACCCTGTTGGATTTATAGGGGTTTTTTAATTAATAGTTTATAGGTATCTTAAAACCTTTATTATTATGGCAAAATATGATTTGAAATTTATAGATGCAAAAGATGATAATGCATCTATAAGGTGTAAGATGAGAAAAAATTTAAAAACAAAAGTTGAATATATCTCAATAAGTGCATCTACAAGAGGTTGCACCGAGAATACAAATATTTGGTTAGACAAGTCAACTGCTATTAAATTCGCTAAAACTTTAAGAACTGAAATTAATAAAATTAAGGACTAATGAAGAAGACTAAACGAAAAGGATTTAACTTTTACAGGTCATATTATGATGTTTACAATGAACTTGAAGATGCTGATAAATTAACATTTATTGAAGCATTATTAAACAAGCAATTTTTAGACATTGAGCCTGATAATTTAACAGGAATGACCAAGTTCGCTTGGATTAGCCAATACAATTCTATTGACCAACAGGTAAAAGGTTATAAGTCAAAGACCAAAGACCCTATGCAAGGGGGTAAGCAAGGGGGTAAGCAAGGGGGGTTATTAAGGGGTAATTTAACCCCTTCCCTACAAGAGGAAGAGAAAGGGAAAGAGAAAGTGCAAGAGAAAGGGGAAGAAGAAGATAACCGACACCGACAAATAATTGAGTTAGGAATTGAGTATAAAAAAAATGACAGGGTGATTAACGCAGTTTTAAAAAATGGTCAGCAGTTAGCTTTCAGCAAAGATGATTTACTTGCAAAACTTGATGATTTTATTTTACATTTGGAATCCACAGGCGAAACGATTAAAACAAAAAAGGACTTTAATACGCATTTCTTAAATTGGCTAAGGGTTAAAAAGAAGAAAAGTTTAGAAAAAGGAACTAAGCCTACTGCTGCTGAAAAGGTATTTGGGGAATACTATGAAGAAGCAAACACAATCGCAAGGCAATTAAATAATTTAACACTTCAAAAAAATGAGCAAGAAAATAAAAGAATCGAAGGATAAGGAACTAACTTTTTACATTTTAAAATCGGCAGTTCAGGTAGGTATTAATGGCACAATGGATGACCTTACAATGAACCTACTTGTGGATTTCATTAAAAACTACTATGGCAATTTAAAAATTGATCAATACTCCAAAGCATTTGAACTATATGCTGCACAGAAATTGGATTATAAAGAAAAGCCATATAACAACTTTTCAACTGCCTTTGTAGGTCTTATATTAAACTCATATAAAGAATGGCTTAGAAAGGCTAATTTGAAACCTAAAGCATATATTCCTCCAACGCATCAATTACGCAATGACCTTGACCCAATTGCAGAAATGGAAAAGGCTTATAAGTTTATTGAAAGAGTTTACAAAGATTCAGGAGAATTTCCAATAATTGCAAATTGGTCAGATGCATTTTTATATGCCGAAGCGAATGGATTAATCAACCTTTCAGGAGAAGAAAAGCAGCAAATCAAGAAAGAAGTAATTGCAGAAATTAAATTAAAGCAGGTTCAAAAGCGTTTAGAAACAGGTGTAAAAGGTTCAATATCAGAATTTGAAGATAAGAATGTAAAAGTTTTATGTAGAAAAAAATCATTAATGCGTTTTATTCAATAAACTATTTGTATATTTGTACCATAATAATAAAACAAAACAAGATGAATACTTTAAAACAAACTTTAGAATCTTTAATCTCAACTTTTGATAACAACCAATTATTATCTTTTACAGATGTTATGGATGTAGAAATATTTTCAAGAAGAAATGGAAATTGTTTAAGTGAAGAATGTACTGAGCTTATCAATAATTTTGATAACAATCAATTATTAAGTTTTTCTTTATTGAAGAGTATAGAAACACAATTTAACTTAAAGATGGAAACTTTAACACAATGGCAAGTATGGGTAAGTAAGGATAGCCAACCTATTATAATAAGCGTACCCTTTAAAAATGTTAACGATGCACAGGAATTTATTTGGGAACAAATAGGTAAAAGACCTGCATCAATGTCTAAACTATAAATAGACAAAACATTAATTGCCTCCCATAGAAATATGGGGGGTTTTTTAGGTAAAAAATAATAGATATGAAGGAATCAATAAGACAAGAGTTAACGCAATATGTAGTTGACTTATACACAGACAAAGTTTTAACAGAAGATAACCGAGAAGATTGGCATCACTTAGCATTTAATGAAGATTACTATTTAATTGGATATTACAATTGTTCAGAGTGGCTAAAAAAACACAACCTTGATACATACGAAGCGATAGCAATTTGCCAAGATTACGAAATTGAAAGGTTTGGAGAATTTCAAACGAGATACGATAATGCTGAAACAACCGTAAATATGTTAGCATACATTTATGGCGAAGAAATAGTTAACGAGTTAATGTCTTGGTCAGATTCAATAGACGAATATGTAACTTCTAATTTTTAATAAAATGGACTATTCAAAAATTATTAACATAAAAGTAGATGGAATTGACTTTAATGATTACCCTGATTTTTGCGACGCATTTATAGCAAGTGCAGACTATGACGGTAAACCTATGACAGACGAACAATTAGATGAACTAAATGAAGATACAGACTTTGTTTATGAATGTGTTCAAAATTATCTGTTTTAAAGTGCCTAACGGATCGTATATGAGTAGTGCGGTTTTATAACTAAAAAATAATAAATATGAATGTTTCATTTAAAAGTAATGACCCAACAGAAATAAAAAGATTAGCAAAAGCCAATGATATGGCTTATTGCTTATGGGAAATAGCTAACAATGGTTGGAGGGAATTTAAAGATACTGACATTGACTATCAGAGGGTATGGGATGTAATTCACGATATTATGGTAGACAATAATATTAATATCGAAGATTTAGTTGACTAATGCGAGGAACGAACTAAAATAAACAATTATGAATTTAAGAATATTAATATATTTAAACCCAAGCAACATAAATAAAGTAACTCATAAATTTAATTTAAACGCTGATAGTGGTTTTATTATGGTTACAAAAGGCATTGATGCTTTAAATAAAATAAGCAATAATCATTACTACATACTTGTACCAACAAACGATTTTGAATGGAAAGTACCTAAAAATGTAACTACTATTAAATATCCTTATATGAATGATGCTTTGAATAATCGTTATCATTTTGATAGTTTATTTTTAAGTAATATTTTTAATACTTATAGACATGATATTGATTTATGTTGGACAATGCTTCCAGAAAATGTTGCAAACTTAAAAGCATTTTTCTCTAAAAGGCGAGAAGAAATACCTGTTTTTTGTTATTCAAATTGGTTACAAAACTCTAATTCCAACTATGAACCAAGTTATAAATGGAGAACAGTTGAAGGTGCAATAGATTGTGATGCTTTTGGTTATCAAAGCAATCATATGTTATCGTATATGAAAGATAATACGTTTAAAGGCATTGATATTGATTATTCTAAATTTCACAGAATAACACCTAAAACTGATTTAATTGATATTTCTGATAGTGTTATTAATGAGAAAATTGTATTTAATCACAGAATCAGCTTGGATAGTTATTTTAACGATATGTTAGAAATAATAAAGGATGATTTAAAAATTCCTTTATGGGTTACAAACATTAATAATTCTGTTAAGATTAAACATGATTTGGTATATTATAATAACATTAAAAATAGAGATGATTATTTTAATGAACTTAAAAAAGTTAGATTTGGAGTTTCATATCATATAGGTTATAGTATGTGGAGCATGAGTGTTATTGATTTAATGATATGTGGTAAAGTCGTTTTAGTACCAAGATTAAACGCATTTGTAGAAATGTTTGGAGAAGATTATAAATACTTTTTTGATGATAAGAAAGATTTTTTAGAAAAGTTTAACTCTTTGCAAAATGTTAATGAAGGCGAGCTTTTACTTTGGGGTGCTTACAATCGTGAAAGAGCAGAAAAATTATTTACTTGGAAAGTATTGGCTAAACAATTAAATAAAATATTCTTAAATATCATAACAAAAAAGACTACAAAAAAAACGATAAGTGTTTTAGATGTTATAAATAAAAGAGGTAAAATATCTAAGCAAGAGTTAATAAATTTAAACTTAACTGATTATGGTAGAATGTGCAGTAGAGCGTGGAATAAGACAAGAATTGAATTAATGAGAGATTATGGTGTGAAGGATGATACATCAAAAACTGAAACTATTTTTTATTCATCAAATACAGAAATAACAAAAGATACTCTTTTTTAAGTATGATTAAGCACGCATGAGTAAAGTTAAAATTCATAGAGTATGCATTGATTCACTTTTAGGAACAATCGGAATTGAAAGGTTTGAATTAGTAATTAAATTATAATAATATGAATAAACAAGTAGCAATACAATTAAAAGGTTTTACAGATGAAGTTTGTGAAAGGTATTCTAATAAAAATAGAGCCAACAATTTTAACAATGAAACTTTTAAAGTTCAAGAAATAATTCCTACAAGTGACCATACTGCAACAGTTATTTATGAAAAAAATACAGGTAAAAGAGCAGCTTTTTTCTTTTATTATATTCCTGCTTTTAAAAAATGGAATTATTATGTCCCAACAGATTCACATATAAATGGAATGAGCGCATTTGCAAACCAAAAGATTGAAGTTGAAAGACACAATTACAAGCACAATTTTTAAATAGTATATTTGCAAAAATACAAAAATGAAAATAAGGAAGTTATTATATCCGAGTGAAGCTGCAGAGTTGAATTTTGATGTAAAGCCAAATGAGCCATTTAGAAACCAAGCTAAGTATTACTTAACGCAAGAAGATTACGATGCTGTTCTTTCAAGAAGACAAACACCTAAAAAGAGAACCTTTGTAAATACGCAAAATAAGATTGATAAAAATGGCAATGTAATTTCATCCGTTGAAAAGCTGCAATCAGAACCAATAGACATTCCTGAAAACTTTGAAGTCATAAAAATATCTACTTCCAAGACCACAGGGCAACAATGGATTCAATACGCAGCAAAGCAGGAGAAAGAAGAAATAAAAGACTTTGATTTTGAAGGAATAGTTAAGAAGCACATTAAAAGATTGGATAGGTTAGCTGTTCCAATTATTGATAAAGCAGCAGACTTTGATAGGCTTATAATAACAGATGTACATATTGGAATGGAAACTAACAAGTACGACAATTCAATGTATGCAGTAAAATGGAACAAAGAAGAGGTTCTGAAGGATTGCGCAAGGATAGCAGAGGCAACCATAAAAGAAAGACAATCTAACTTCATAGTTGTTGACGATTATGGAGATTTGATGGATGGCTTTGATGGAAAGACTACAAGAGGCGGTCACGAATTACCTCAGAATATGACCAACGAAGAAGCATTTGATACTGCTGTTGAGTTTAAGATTAAACTTATTGAACCACTTTTAAACCATTATAGCAGGATTGAAGTTAACAACATCTGCAACGATAACCATTCAGGAGCGTTTGGCTATTTTGTAAACAAGACAATGAAGCAGATTCTTGAGCTAAAATATGACAACGTTAAGGTTACGAATCATAGGAAGTTCATCAATCACTATTTCATAGGCAATATTTGCTTTGTGATCAGTCATGGAAAGGATGACAAAAGTTTAAAGTTTGGATTCAAGCCGCAACTTAAACCTGATTCAATTGAGAAGATTGACCAATATTGCAAGAACAATAACATTTACAAAACTGCTGAACTTGTTATTTTCTGCAAAGGAGATAGTCATCAAGCTTTATTTGATATGTGTAGTTCAGATGATTTTTATTATTTTAATTACCCTGCACTATCTCCAAGTAGCCAATGGGTGCAGAACAACTTTAAAAAAGGCAGGAGAGGGTTCTTTTTGGAATCTTACAAAGACCTTGACATATATTTAAAACCTAAATTTATAAGATGAAAGACGATATTAAAACTTGGATTCAATACTTGGACAAGTTAAAAACAAGGAAAGAAATTTACTTTAAGTACTTTGAAAGTCCTGTAATAGTAGCAGTAAAAGACAAAGAAGATGGAGTTGATTACCTTGAAAAATTTTACCAAAAAGAAATGGAAAGGCTTAATAGCTTTAGAGCAGATTTAGATAGGTTTAAGAATGAAATGTAAGAATTGCAAAGAAGTATTTGAACCGAAATGGTTTAATTGGAAGTTTTGTGATAAAGACCTTTGCCATAATTTAGGTGTTAAGGAACTTGTAAAAAAGGAAAGGGAAAAGAAAGCCAAGCAGGAACGCAAGGAAACGAAGAAAGCGAAGGAAGCACTATTGACCCATAGGGATTACCTAAAGCTATTTCAGACAGTATTCAATACCTACATTCGTGAAAGAGATAAAGACCTTCCTTGTATATCCTGCGGAAAGAATAATGAGAAACAATTTCACGCAGGGCATTATCGGTCAGTTGGAAGTTGTCCTGAATTAAGATTTGAGGAATTAAATGTATGGAGGCAATGTGCAACTTGCAACACTTACCTGCACGGAAACCTGATTGAATACCGAAAAGAGTTGATTAATCGCATAGGGGTTGAGAAGGTAGAATGGCTTGAAGGATACCAACCAAGCAATAAAATGCTGATACCTGAAATAAAAGAAAAGATTAAAGAATATAAAGCAAAGATAAACAGTTTAAAATAGTATATTTGTACGATGGAAAAAGAAAAGAAAGCACAACCAAATGTTGTATTAACGATGCCTGAGGCTGAAAAGAAAATAGCAAGGCAACGAAGTATTGAAATCTATGACGATTATCGAAGTCTATCAAAGTACATTCGTGACTTGATAGCTTATGACGCTAAACACAAAATTCTGTAAATTTGCATAATGGTAGACCACGATGTTCTCTTTGATTTATATCTTGAAAACACTATCTACTTTTATAACGATAAAGACGAAGAAATAGGATGCTTAGTAATATTGCACATCAGCCAACAGAATTGACAGAAGAAGAATCAGAATATACATTTATCTATTGGAATTAATGTGGATTTTAAACGTCATAATAATTGCAGCAATAGTTTTTTTTGTTGCACTTGCAGGTTTTGTAATTACTCTGATGATTATTTACAACTCTTACGGAGGCAAACCTGATGACAAATTAACACAGGAGCAGATTGATGAAATTTTAAAAAGAACATAATGGAGAAGGTAAAAATATCAGTTATAAAATCAAACCCTAACAACCCTCGTTTGATTAAAAGCCAAAAGTTTGAAAAGTTAGTTAACTCAATAAAGCAGTTTCCTGAGATGCTTGAACTAAGACCAATCGTAGTAAATAACGATATGGTTGTGCTTGGTGGTAATATGAGATTGAAGGCTTGTAAGGAAGCAGGACTTAAAGAAGTGCCAATAATCAAAGCAAGTGAATTAACTCCTGAGCAGGAAAAGGAATTTATTGTTAAGGATAATGTCGGATTTGGGGAATGGGATTGGGATATATTAGCCAATGAATGGGATTCTGAATTACTAAATGAATGGGCGATGGATGTACCTTATACGGATGACGATGTTGAGGAAATGAATAATCCAATGAATGAGCAAAGTGAAAAACCTTTTGCCACAGAATTAGATACTCAAAGTAATTATATTATATTAAAATTTGATACAGATATAGATTGGATTCAAGCTAAAACTATATTTGGATTAAAAACAGAAACTGCAAGAAGATCAAATGGTAAAGCTTGGAGTCAAGGAATAGGAAGAGTAATAAATGGAACAAAAGCAATAAAAAATATACAAAATGAAGGTTAAATTTTTTGCACCATCTTATAAAAGATCACAGAAGAGCATAACACAGATAAATTATCCTAACGTTAAGATAGTAGTTAGAGAAAGCGAAGCAGAGGAATATATAAAAAATGGAAATGACATAGTTGTTTGTCCTGATTCTGCTCAGGGAAATCTATGTAGAGTTAGGAATTGGATATTAGATAATTTATGTGATGATGCTGATTGCATTGTTATTGTAGACGATGATTGTTCATATATTGGACGATGGGAAGAGCAATCACAAATCAAATTTAATATGAATGATTTGGAGGAATTTTGTGAAAACATAGCCAATATAACAAAGGAAATTGGATTTCACTTTTGGGGATTAAATTGCGTAACAGATAAGGGAGCATACAGAGAGTACACACCATTTGGTACTTTACAATACATAGGAGGACCTTTTCAAGCACATTTAAAAAGTAGCAAAGTTAGATATGATGAAGAATTACCATTAAAGGAGGATTACGATATTACATTACAACATATACATAAATATGGGGGATGTTTAAGAGTAAACTTTGCTCACTACAATGTAAAACAAGCCGAACAAGAAGGAGGTTGCGCAACATATAGGAATTTAGATAAAGAGAAACAACAGTTCTTTGCGTTACAAAAAAAATGGGGAAAGGATGTAATAAAAAGAGATAAACAAAGTAAAAGAAGTTTTGATTTTAATCCGATTATGAAAACACCAATTAAAGGAGTATAAATGGACAAAAATGGACACATAAAAAAGAATGCAGTAATTCAAGCACTTGAAAAGAGTTTAGGAGTTGTAACAACTGCTTGCAAACAAGTTGGATTAGGAAGATCTACATTTTATGAATGGTTAGAAAAAGATCCTGAATTTGCTAAAAAAGTAACAGACTTACAGAATGTGGTATTAGATTTTGCAGAAAGTCAACTACATAAACAAATATCTGATGGAAATACTTCAGCTACTATTTTCTATTTAAAGACCAAAGGCAAGAAAAGAGGATATATTGAAAGAATAGAAACTGAAAACACTAACAAGAATCTTGATTTGTCCAACTTAACTGACGAAGAACTTGAAGAGCGATTAAAGCAGGCTAAAAGGGTAACGAATGGCTAACCTTGAAGAAGTAATAATTGAGGAAGAGATAGCAAGAAGAAAAGCGAGAACCAACTTAAAAGATTACACAAGCTATACTACAACGAATTTTGATTGGCAACCTTACCACAAAGTTTACTATGAAATTTTAGACAGGTTCGCAAAGGGTAAGATTAAGAAGTTGATGGTATCAATGCCGCCACAACACGGAAAATCGGAAGGTAGCACAAGGCGGTTACCTTCTTTTATGTTTGGTTTGAATCCTAATTTAAGACTTGCAGTAACATCTTACAACGCAACAATAGCAAGAAAATTTAACAGGGATAACCAAAGAATAATTGACACACCTGAATATGCTGCCTTATTTCCTGAAACCAAATTAAATTCAAGTAATGTCGTAACTGTGGCAAGTTCATTTTTAAGGAACTCAGAAGAATTTGAGATAGTTGGACACAAGGGAATGTTGAAAGCAGTTGGAAGAGGTGGAGCATTAACTTCTATAACTTTGGATTGCGTCATAATGGATGACCTTTACAAAGATTATCAAGAAGGTTCTTCTCCTGTAATTCGTGAATCTGCTTGGGATTGGTATACGTCAGTAGTTAAGACAAGGCTGCACAATGATAGTCAACAGTTAATTGTATTTACAAGGTGGCATGAAGAAGATGTAATTGGAAGAATTGAGGAAAACGAAAAGGTAAACGTAATTACTTCCTTAGATGACTTGGATTCATTCAACCCTAATGAATGGATGAAACTAAACTTTGAAGCCATTAAAACAAGCGAAAAGACTTCTATTGACCAAAGAGCAGTTGGAGAATCACTTTGGGAAAACAGACATTCAATTGAAAAGCTAACAGAAGAAAGAAGGATAGACCCTAACAAATTTGAATGTTTGCATCAGGGTAACCCAACTTCAAAGGAAGGATTGCTTTATTCAGGAGAATGGCGAACCTATGACCACATTCCTGAGAACGTAACCAAGAAAGGAAACTACACCGACACTGCTGATGCAGGTAACGATTACCTTTGTTCTATTTGCTACGATAGGGTTGGCGATGACATTTACATAACCGACATCCTTTACACAATGGATTCAATGGAAGCAACTGAGGTAATGTTGCCAAAAATGCTGAATGATAATGGAACAAAACAAGCAGACTTTGAAAGTAACAACGGTGGAAGATACTTTGCGATTAACGTACAAAAGAACACCAAAGCTGCAATCAATAGCTTTCATCAGTCAATGAACAAAGAAGCAAGGATTGTATCCAACTCAGCACAAGTCCAAAGGCATATTCTATTTCCAAAGGATTGGCATAACCGTTGGGGGATGTTTTGGAAGCACCTGACAGGCTTTAAAAAGAACTTCAGGGCAAATGCTCACGATGATGCAGCAGATGTGCTTACAGGCATAATTGAAAAGAATATAGTATTTAAAAATCCAACACAACCTAAATATGAAAATACACATACCAAGTTCCTCAAGGGAGATTCCACAGGCTTTAATGCAGCAACTTGGAACGCAGAGCGAAACGGAGCAGGTAGCGACTTTTTTTAAGCACCTACAAATAACGAAGGAACGATTTACTGAAGAAGATGCTTTGGCAGTATTGCTGACATTTTATGCTTATATCGGGAACGAGGACATAGGCGAAGCACCTGCAAAGATAACTTACAACGGAACTGATTACTTTGCTCCTGATGATTTACTTGACATTCCATTAAAATTCTTGATTGAGTTGGTTAACATAGATGTGAACTATGATACCAATGAATTTCTTTATGCAATTACTGCTTTAATTTACAGAAGGGATTGGACAAAACAGTTTAGCAAAAAAGAATATTTAGAAATGCAACCTGTTTTTTACGACGCACCTTTCATATTTTCGTTATGGAGTACGAAACTCTTTAATCAAATTATTGTAACTTTGCAAGAAAATTATCCAATACTTTACAAAGGAGAGCAAGGAGCAGAAGAAAGTGATGGAAGAAAGTTGTATGGATTGCTAAAAATATTAGCCAATGATGATGCAACCAAGATGGAGAAAGCTGAGCAAATGCCAATATGGAGAGCATTCACTTGGATTGAGCAAAGTAAAATAAACGAAATAAACCAAAAGAATGCAAACGTCAATCAAGCAAATTATAGAAAACATTAAAGTCCTTGTTGAAACCAACTTTACTGAAATCAACTATGTAGATTTTGAGAAATACGCAGATAAAGGACTTGACAAAACAGGGGTTCGTTTGATTTATTCTTTGGCAGATACAATGACCTTGAACCTTCAGGTTGATACCTTCGCTTTGAAGTTTGAAATGCTTGACTTGATCAACACTATTGACAACGAAGATGAACGAAGAAAGGAAGTAATATCTGATTGCTTTGGTATTTCTTCAATGTTTGTTGATTACCTTAAAAAGAACGGGTACTACTTTCCTGATAGTATTTCAGTCAACACAGTTCACAAAAGATACAAGGATGGATTGGGTGGAGTAGAATTTACAATCAACTTTGACCTTCAAAAAACCTGCTTAGTTTAATGGATTTTAAAAACCTTACAGAAGCCATAAAAGAATTTGGCGATGAATCAATAAAGTTTGCACAGATAAAGCTGCGAACAAAGGGATTTGCAGGCAAGAAATACAAGACCAACAACACAGGTAACTTATCAAAGGGGTTAGAATACCAAATAAAAGAAACCGATAAAGGTTTGGTGTTAGAGTTTTTGTCTGAGCAAGCATATGGTATTTTTATCGAAGAAGGAGTTAACGGAACTCAATTAAAAAGAGGTTCAAAATATAGCTTTAAGGAAACGACAAAGTATGCAAATATAGGTGCTATTATGGAGTACGTTAAAAGCGGAAAGTTTCGTTTAAAGAAAGTTTACACAAACAAAGAAGGTAACAAGGTAAACACATTTGTGGCAAAGACGCCTGAGAATGTAAAATCAGCAGCGTTTGCAATTGCAGCATATTTAGCATTAAATGGAATTAAGGGCATTGGATATATGTCCAAAGGAATGGAACAGGCTTGGGAGAATATGAAGCCTGAAGCAAACAAAGCATTGGCTAAAGACCTTTCTGACTTTATGTATTTAGATTTTAAAAACAAAGGTTTTAACGTAACACAAAAATCAACCTAATGGCAACAGTAGCAACATACACTAATACAAATCCTGACATTGGAATTTATGGACTTTACAATCCTTTTGCGGTAATAATTAGTGAAGCAACCACAGTAGAAAATCTCACGTTTAGAATTAGGGTATCAATAAAAGATATAGCAGGAACTGAAGTTGTCAGAGATGTAAATCCAATAGGTCAAACGGCAGTTGTAGAACCTTTCAAACTTTTGCAAGATACCTTCTTCAAATCAAACTTTGACTTCCTTTCACTATCACCT